CAGAGGGTTAAGGTATTACATGGAAAGACCAGAAGAAACTAAGGGTGGTATATTAATCACCAATTATTTTAAATTTCATATAGACCTTCACAGAGAGATGAGGGATATAGAAAAATCATTAACAAACAGAAGGGAACCTAAAAGAATGGATGTGTTCCTGAATTTAATTAAATATAACAAGAAAAAGTTATCAAAAAGAGATTATGAAAGACAGATCAAAATCCAAACAAACTATGAACAGTTTGTTACCAAAGAGTCCAATGAACTTACAACAAGCCAAGACTGAAAGTAATTTACAAGAATTTAAGTATTCTATGGAATATGCTGAACAGGCTAAGAATTACAATTTGAATGTTGAAGTATTAGATGAATCTTACAAAGCAATTAAACCTAATCATCAATTGATTGTTAGATGTTTTTTAATTGAACCTAAGGTTTCAGAAACAGGTTTAGTGACTCCATTTAAAGAGGTATTACAAGTACCTACTCAATCAGGTGTTGGAACTCATAGAGAGTTTGAAACTGATTGGCCCTATGCTACTAAAGGTGTTGTAGTATCTACCCCTATTCAGTCATTTAAAGTTGGTGATATTGTACAGTTATCTCCTAGAGCAGTACAAGTTGCTTTGAAGGGTGCTGGCAATAATGCACAAGTATTAATTGCTAATGGATTTATGCACGTTGATTCGGGATTATTTAGTCCTCCTAAAGATGTTACTAGTCCTCACTATGGTTATATATTAGTTGCTCCTGCTGAAATTCAAGCCGTATATCCTAAACAAGATGTCTAATATATATCAGTACATTATAGGTCAAACAAGATATATTCTATACAAAATTAATCCTAAATTAATCAAATTACATATTAGAGAGCAGGTTGGTGAAAGACAATCAGCCTGTTCTCCAATATGTTTATATGAGGCAAGATGTTGTGGGTGTAAAGCACCTAATGTATTCTTTGCTCCTAAAGGATGTAGATTTAATTCTTATCCTGCTCTTATGAGCAAGAGAGAATGGTCTAAATATAAGTTTTGGTATTCTGAAAGAATAAATGCACTACAGCCGGTATTTAATGAATTAAATGAGTGGCCTTTCAGTATTAATGTATTTTATATTATGACAATGTCATTGTATGATTTATATACTTGGAGAGATAAGTATAAATTTACAGTAACAGAGGTTACTGACGGAGATGATTTTAAAGAAGAAGTATCTGGTGAATTTGATTTTAGTAAATTAAATATAAAAGAATGATTACTCATGTAATGGTAAATACTGCTACTGGTTGGAAATGGATAACACAGAAAGAATATTTGGTTAACTGATTATTGTTAACACCATCAGAGGCAGATGCTTATATTAAAAATAAAGCAAAGAAATATGTGGAAAACAGTTGAGCATGATTTTGGTAATATAAAAGCAGGATCTACTATACAATATACATTTGAGAATGATGGTTCAAAGATTATTAGAGAAACTAATCCAAGTTGTAACTGTATATCTATCTACCACAAGAATAATACATTAAGAGTTGTATGGAAGGTTAGGGATGATGTTAAAGAATCTTATGAGTCATTTAAGTATGTGTATATAGTATATCAAGGTGGAGAGATGGAAATGTTAACTTTAAAAGCAACATTAATTCCATGAAATTAGATAAAAAGAATACTTGGTATAAATATGGTGGTATGGCTCATATTGAGTTTGATGATGGTACAGAATTATCTGCTGTTGCTGATCCTTATGATTATCCTAATTGGGATGAAATACCTGATGGTGAAATACCGGGACAGGATACTAAACAGTTAATGGAAGATTGGAAAGAAACATTAAAAAAGGCTGAAATGAAGTTCTTTGATTTTGGATTAGATATAAACCAAGATATACCAAAATGATTACAGGGTTTGTTAATATTACTAAAACAATGAATGGTGAAGAGAATTTTTGGGAATTAAATCCCCACATGATTCATGTGTCACCATTTGCTGATTTATATACAAGAGATAAGAGTAAGAATAAAGAACAATCTTCTAGAGATATGTGGTGTGTAGTATGGATGATTGATCCTGATGAAGAGATTAATAAGTACTATAGAATACCCAAAGATCAAAGATTAGATGTATGTAAGTCATACAATCCTAAGTTTGATCCAGAAGATTTAGATATTGAGGATTGTATGAATCAATATCCATATTTATGTATGTCTGCTGATGAGTTGGCATATAAACAACAGAAAGATCAATTAATAGAGATTAGTCAATTCTTGGCTAAACAAGAAATTACGATGGAAACACCGTTAGAATTGGTAGAAAAGATAATTAAACTCAAAGGTTTGTTACCTAAAATTTATACAGACTTTGAGAAAATAGAAAAATCATTTATAAAAACAAAAGCCTCTACTAGAGTATTTGGACAGAGAAGTTTAAATATGAGAGAAAGGGGTGACTTAATGCCTGATGAATAGTTATAGACTTGAGTTACAAAAAGGATATGAAGATTTAGAGAACTTTGAGTTTTTTACTCTTTATTTTGGTAAAGAAACAACTATTTCCGAACGTTGTAAATTATTACTGTTTTTTAGAGAACAAAAGATAAGTGTTTTTTATAATCGTAAAACTTATGTAGCAACAATGTCTGGAAGATCAAGACAGGAAAATGATGAATATTGCATTACACTTGGATGCAAATTAATACAATAAATAAAAATGAATAGACAATTAGAAATTCTCCAAGAACTGATTAGTATTGGAGTTATAGTACCTGAACCTATATTGGTTGGTACAGAATATATTTACAACATTGATGTAAGTCATTGCACTGATGCTGCAAGATTAGATATTTTACTTAATGAGTTAATGTCCTTACAAAAACAAGTATAATGAATAAAGGGTTTACTATTCCTGCAACTATTTATCCTGTTCCTATTCATATATATTATGGTGAAGAGAGTAAAGCACATAAGTTCTTTAAAAAGACTTTAGATAAAAGAGATAAGGATAGTATTAAAAAGTTTTTTACAGGAAGTTATAATGCAAGAACTTGTAGAACTACTTATAGTGGAATTGCTTTACATTTTAAAGGATTAAAATCAGGATTAATAGCGCATGAGATGTTTCATTGTGTAGAGTTTGTAATGAATAAAATTGGTACAATTCACTGTGATGAAACATCAGAATCATTTGCTTATTATTTAGATTATTTAGTTGAACAAGTACATAAAGAATTATTAGAATGATAACAAATATAGATATTCTTAAAAAAGATTTAATTAGAATTGAAAATCTTAAATCTTTTTTAGTAGATATTCCTAGAATTCATCCTGATAATCCTAAGTATCTAACTTTATGGAAACAATATAATAAATGGTGTATAGAAGGCTTTTGGGCTTTTGATAATGGGGGTTGGAGGTTTATGCCACCTACCCTCTTTTTCTATGGTAATTTCTTTAAGATTGAGATAGAGCAAGAAAAGATTAGAAAGTTTACTAAGCCTTTTGTTAGAGATTTAGATTGGCATATTCACTATAGTTATTTAGAATGTCAGGGTTTTTCAGGATTTAAGAATGATGATAAATATTCTTCTGATAGAGCATTAAATAGTCCTACATTATATAAGAAATTAGAAAAGTCAGGTAAACCTGTTGAGAGACAAAGGTTTAATGATATGCACTCATCTGATGGTACTAGAAAGAAGTATGTTAGACCAAGAGATTTAATTAGAAGATTACATGATGGTGATTTAGGTTATCCATTATATTGGAATCCTGCACAGAACTTAATCCTATTTGGTAGTCGTGGTGGTGGCAAGAGTTATTCTATAGCAGGAATTACTGCACAAGTAATGACCTTTGATGGTATTAAGAGATTTGATAAAGAGACTTTCTTAAATCCACCTACGGCTAAAGTATCTATTGGTGCTGCTATTACAGATAAGAGTTCTGAATTAATTACTAAGGTTGTTGATGGATTAGGATTTTTATCTACAGAGAAAGATTTAGGTGTGTGGGGAGATCCAGAGGATGATGAATATTTACCCAATCCTTTTTCTAGGAATTGGGAAGGTGATGTAAAACCGGGTAATAAGAAAAATCCTTATAGATATACTTATAAGGTAGAAACTAAAGCAGGATGGAAACCTAGAGGCACTAAGACAGCATTGTTTCATGTTAACTATTCTGATAAGAAACAGGATGGTGCTCAAGCAGGTGCGGGTGGTCGTGTTAATCTTTCTGTATATGAGGAAGTAGGTTTGATGCCTAACTTTAAGGAAGCATTATTTAGTAATATTCCTACTGTTAGTAATGATGGTGAGCAGTATGGTGTACAGGTAGCATTAGGTACTTCTGGTAATATTGATTTGGTTCAACAATCCAAGCAAGTATTTAATAATCCTCAAGACTATAATTTCTTAGCATTTGAGAATATTTGGGAAGATGATGAACATGCAAGACATATTGGTTTATTCTTACCTGCTTATTTAGCAGATTCAGATTTTAAGGATGAGAATGGTAATACTGATATTGAGGCTGCTTTAGAGCACTATTATGAAAGAAGATTAGAAGAATCACAAAAGAAAGATCCTTCTGCTATTTACAATGAGAAGATGAACTATCCGTTAGTTCCTTCTGATATGTGGATTAGTAATAAAGGTTCTTATTTTCCTCAAATGGAATTAATAGAAAGGGAGAGAGAATTACTTAAAGATCATACTTATAGAACTATTGGTAGACCATCTAAATTGATTTGGGATGCTGAATCTTTTAATGGTGTTAAGGTAGAAGTTAATCAAGATGATGAACCTTTTTATGAGTTTCCATTTGATAGGTCTATGAGTTCTATTAAGGGATGTCCTTTAATATTTCATGAACCAGAGACTATAAAATCTAGTATTCCATCTGATATGTATCTATTTACTTTAGATCCTTATGTTTCTGATAATATAGATGAGGGTGGATCGGTAGGTGCTTTTTATGGATTTTTAAATCCAAAGTATTGGAAGGAAGGAATTAAGCAAACAATGGTTTGTTCTTATGTAGGTAAGCCATCAGAAGGTAAGGATAGGTTCTATGAGAATTGTGAAAAGTTAATACAGTATTATGGTAACTGTCCTAGATCATTTTGGTATGAGGCTAATAGAGGTGATTCTGTAAAGGGTTATTTCTTAAAGAAGAATAAATTATATTTATTAGCATTAGAGCCTACAAAAGAAAAGGGTTCTAATATATATGCTAAAAAGGTTCAGAATTATGGTGTTCGAGTTAATTCAAGAACAGATAAGATTGAAATGATAGATGATACATCAGAATGGTTATTAAGCCACTGTTATGATGATAAGAGGGTAGTAGAAACTATTCCAGATATATTTTTTGTTAGGCAGGCTATTCAATTTAATTTAGAGCCGGGATCTAACTTTGATGCTGTATCTTCTGTTATTATATATCCTTTAGCATTAAAGGAATTACAGCATATTGTTGAATCAGAATATCAAAAAAAGAATAAACATAATCCATTGGCAGGATTGTCAATGAATGTAAACATCTTTAAACAAGATAGGTTTGAAGAATTTAAAAGAAAATATGAACACACGATTAGAGAATAATACAGATAGTATTAATAATGTCCTTGAGGGTATTAAGGAAGCAGCAAAAATTATAACATCTACTATGGGTGGTACAGGTAAAAATGTATTGATCTTTGAGAATGGTGATTTACATTTTACAAAAGACGGTGTTTCTGTAGCAAAGAAAATTAAATTTACAAATAAAGAAAAGGATGCTGGTGCTCAATTATTGATTAATGCTGCCAATAATACAGTATTACAATGTGGTGATGGTACTACTCTTACTAGTCTATTGGTAAATGAATTTGTTCAAAGGTTATTTGAAGAAATTAAAGAGAAACCTGTTAATGATGTTTTAGACTATACTAAATCTAAGGTACAAGAAGTTATTCAGAAGATTAAAGAACAATCGGTTAAGGTTGAATCATATGAAGAAATTTATAAGATTGCATTAACTTCTTGTAAGTCTGAAAGTATTGCCAGATTAATTGAATCTGTTTATAGAAAGACAGGATTTAATGCTTCTATATCTGTAGAACATTCTGAAAATCTTAATAAGACTTATCCTGAAATTACAAATGGTTTAACTTTTGATTCTGGTCTTATTAATAATGGATTCTCTAATCAGGAGAATGGTAATTGTTCATTTGAAAAACCAGAGATTCATGTATTTGATGAAGTATTAAGTGATACCAATGAGTTTCAAAAAGTTGCAGATCATTATAATTCTACTAAAACACCATTAGTAATCCTTGCCCCTGATTATTCTGATGGATTTATTAGATGGGCATTACACAATAAAATAAACTCAAATCTTCAAATCTGTTTATTAAAACTTCCGGGATATGGTTATTCCGTTAGTGAGAATATTAAAGATTTAAAAGCATTCTTAAATGGTAATTCTGCTAATAAGATTACTATTACTCCAATGGATTTTACTGTTTATAATAATCCCGATAAAAAGAAAATTAGAAATAGGGTTAAGCAATTAACATCTAGAATGGAAGTTGAGGTAGAAGATTTTGTTGTGATAGATTATCAGAAAAGAATTCATAGACTTAATCAGACTGCTGCTATTATATATGTTGGTGGAGTTACAAGAAAGACTGCTGATGAAGAGTATGATAGAATTGAGGATGCTGTGGGTGCTTGTAGATCTGCATTAGTTGAGGGTTATGTTGAAGGTCAGGGTATTTCATTAATGAAATTAGACCTTGAGTGTGAAGATTGGTTTAGAGATATTTTGAAATCACCATATTTTACAATTCTTGGGAATGCTAGATTAACAGCACCTAAAGAATTAATTCCTTATAATGTAAGGACAAGACAATATGATACTAATTTAGTTGATCCTTCTTTAGTATTAATTAAGGCGCTTGAAAATAGTTTTGCTTTAGCAGAACTTTTAATAAATACAAGTTATACACTACATGATTAAAATTAAATTAAAAATACCAGAATCTCAAAAGTTTGAAAAGGAAGGTGAATGGTTTAAAGAAATGATAAACCATTATATTCCTTTTCAGTTACCTTATCATGAAGATTATGAGGTAATGAGCAATTCATACAAAGTTGTGAATAATGATTTATCTGGTTTTAGAAGTCAACTACAAGCATTCTGTAATCCGTTAGGAGTTAATACAGGAGAAATTGAGGAAGAAGTATTACCTTATCCTGAATTAAGGAATAAGGTTAATATTTTAAAAGGTGAAATGTTATCAAGGAGAGACACATACCATGTTATGCTTTTATCATCCAAAGCAATTAAAGAAAAGGATGAACAACTTTTGAATGCTATTAAAGAGTCTGTTGATGAAAAGACTGCTATTGATATTCAAAAGATGGAATTACAGATGCAAGGAATGTCTCCTGAAGAAATTGAAAAGTTTACAGCAGATTTAAGAACAAAGAATGAGCCTGAAGATTTAGTAACAACTAATTTTATGTCTGATTCTGAAATATTCTATAATACTGCTATTAGGTATTGTGAATATAATCAAGATTTACAATCTAAAAAGGCAGATTCTTTTGAGGATGTTGTTGTTACTGATAGGGAATTTATTTATTCTGGATGGAGATATGGTAAACCTTATTTAGAGGTTAGAAATCCTTTAACTACTGGTTTTCATAAAAATCCTAATGAGAGATATGTTCAGCATTCTGATTGGGTATGGCATACTAAGGCTATTACTATTACAGAGGCTATTGAGATGTATGATTTAACAGAAGAACAGATTAATTTATTAGGTGTTTCTATTACTAAAGGTTTAAGTCATAAACATAATGTAATGGGAGGATCTGCTGAATCTGTGTGGGATCATTCTATTAAGCAGATGCAAATGGCTCAATTAAATCAGAATATCAGTAATGATAAGACTAAAGGTTTAAATCAAAGTCCATTAAACGCTTTGAGGGCTTATACTGATTTAGTATGGGAAACTCATTTTGAGTTTAAGGCTTTTAAGGAATTAATATTCCTATCTTATAGAGATGATTATAATAAACAAGTAATCATTCCTCTTTCTTCTGATTTTAAAATTCCCAAGACTGCTAAGAAAGAAAAGAAATTAAATAGATTTGATATTGAGACTACTTTTTATACTTGGTTTGATAAAACTTTAGGTAAAGAGTTTACTGCTGAAAGAATCTGGATTCCTAGAAAATATGAAATTGTTAGATTAGGTGGTTCTGTTTATCCTGTATTTAGAGAGGTTCCTTATCAATATACTAATGTTGAAGATCCATATTCTACATTTACATTAAGTACTTTTGGTGCTATATTTAATGCTAGAAATACTCATTCAGTATCTTTAATCCAACATGCTTTACAACCTTATTTTCAGTATTTGTATATTAAGCATGTACAAAATAAAGAGTTAAGTAAGTATCAAGGATTTATTCAGGATATTGATGTAGAGCAAATTCCAGATCAATTAGGTCAAGACTTGTATGGTAATGAGATTAGAGATAAAGTAGCATCTTGGTTAGCAACTCTTAAGAAAACCAATAGAAACTTCTATGCTGGTTCCCAAACTACTTTAGGTGGATTACCACCTTCTACAAGAAGTCCGGGATCATCCAGTCATATGATTGGTACTGCTATTGAGTTAATGAATTTGCAACAATTATTGGAATTAGTTAAGAGAGAAATATCTATGGCTATGGGTATATCTCCACAGAGAGAATCTAATTTTCAATCTGGTTCTAATGTATCAGATAATCAACAAGCAATTACTCAATCTTATGCTATTACCGAACCATATTTCTTTATGCACAGTCAGATATGGAAGGCTGCTGTTAATGATTGGTTGATTAACTTTAGAACGTTTTGTCAGACTCAATTTGAAGTACATAATCTTAAAGATTTATCATTTCAGTTTTGGTTACCTGATAATACTCAACAAGTATTAAAGGTTACTCCTAAACATTTGAGTCATGCTGATATTGGATTATTACTTACGAATAGTACTGTTAATCAGAAGTATGCTGATTTAATGATGCAACAAGTTCAGGCTTTTGCTCAAAATAGAGGGGAAGGAATTACAGCAGTTAGTCAATTGTTGTATGATATAGTTTCTGGAGTTTCTCCTATGGAGATCACAAAAAGAATTGCTATTGAAGAAGGTAAAATCCATGAAAGAGCAATGGAGTTACAAAAGATGCAGCAGGAAGCACAGGCACAGGCTCAACAGAAAGAAATTGATTTCCGTGAAGATTTACAAAGTCATGAAATTGAATTGGCAGTTATTAAGGAGGTTGAGAGAAGAACTACTGAAATTCAGAAAGCAACTATTTCTGCTTTAGGTTTTGCTGAAAATTCTGATGTTGATAATGATGGAACTCCTGATGTAATTGAATTAATGGATCATGATCTTAAATCTAAGAAACTTGATTTAGAAATTAAGAAACAAAAAGAAGATGTTAGGTTAAAAGAAGAAAAATTGTCAATAGACAGGATTAAGGCTAATAAACCAACATCTAGTAAATAAATTAGTTTGATAATATGGTTATAGACGTAATTTTCTTTTTGAACTTTTGAAATGAAAATCACTCTATAACTAATTATATATATAACTTTGCATTATGAATAAATTAGAAAACTTTAGTTTTGATTTGGATGATGAACCAAATCTCCCTGTTCAAGATGAAATTGAACAACAAGATACAGAAGTTGAGGATCAGGATGATTTAGAATTAGATGATACTCAAGAAGATTCCCAAGAACAAGATACTGAACAAACAGATGGTAAAGATCCATTAGCACAAGCAACATATGAAAAGTATGTTGAACTTGGAATATTAGAGCCTGATGAATCTTTTGATGGTACCTTTGTTTCTTTAGAAGAACGTATGGAAGATGTGCCTAATAAATTGCTTAATCAAGCATTATTGGAACTTCCAGAACAAGGTAGAGCCGTGCTACAGTTTATTTCTGCGGGTGGCTCGAATATTACAAAAGAAGAAATTATTAATTTTGTCAAGGCTTGGGAAGAAGAAAATAGAACTTCTTTTGAGTTAGAAGATGAGGCTCGTAATTATCTTGCTGAAACACTTAAGAAACAAGGTTATAAGAATAGTGCTATTGAAGCACAACTTAATGAACTTGAAGATGAGGGTGAATTGTTAGTTGAGGCTAACAAACTATTAGCAGAAGAAAATACTAAAACTCAAAAACTAATTGAGAGTAAAAAAGCACAGACAGAACAGAATAAACAATCTGAAAGACAATATTATTCTGCTATTAATGAAGAATTAAAAGCATTGAATTATAGTAAGAGAAAGACAGAAGATATTCAAAAAACATTGAACAACGCTAATAAGGTATTAAGTAATATTTATGCTAAACCTAAAGCCGTGGTTCAACTAATGGATTTACTTACTAAATTTAATGGTGAAGAATTTGATTTGTCTGATTTTGAAAAACAAGGTACTACTAAAGCGGTAAGTACTATTCAAGCAGCATTAAATAAATCTGGACAAAATTCTGCTGGAACAAAAACTTCAAGTACTACTGTTAGTAAAGTCCTTTCAAATCCTAATAGATTTGAATTTACAGTTGATTAAAAACTCTTTAAAGAGAACACTTATATAAAATGATTAGAAATACTGCACTGGTAACACATGACAGAAAAGCATGGGGTGGATCATATTTTGATTCCTTGACTCATGCTACGATGTTTCGTAGTTACAAACCTTATGATTTTGGCGTTATGACCGCCAGATTGTTTTCGTCTGAAATTGGTTCAGACCTTATTAATAAGAAATTTACTTATTACACAATTGCTAACAAGAATGTTTATGTACTTCCTGGAGGTACTGATGACTATACTTGGTATGCAATGGGTGACACGGATGTTGAATTCCGTTTCACTGAATTGTTAGTTGATCCTGCATCCACACCGGGTAAAGGTGGTTTACAATTTAGAATTGCTATTGACAGAGATTGGTTGCATGAACCTGCTGTTATTAAACTTGCTTCTAGTAATGCTCCATTGCTTAGAATCATTGGTCAACCTACTATGCGTTCGGCTAACTCTTATGAATATCTTGTAGAAATGCAGGATGGTGATGTTAACTCGTTTATTCCTGTTAGCTTGCTTCAGCCGGGTATGACTGCTGTTCGTGTTACATCTTTCACTTCTGATGAACTTAATACTAAGTATGCACCTGACCAATATGGTGAGATGTACAAACTTCAGAACTGGGTTGCTAACTATGGTAACAAAGCTGAATTTACTGATAAGTTTATTCGTACTGAAATTGCTGCCAGAAAAGAAGGTAGAGGTTTACCTGAAACTGCTAGTTATTCTGTTGGTGGTAAAGCAATGAAAGGTGCTGCTATTTCTAGCGGTTATGTTTATCAAGCAGATTTGCGTGATAAAATGACTGGTAAGAAAATTCAAGTTGGTACTTTTATTACTAACATTGAAGCACGTTTGGAAGAACGTACTATGATGGACAGAGAGTATGCTATGGAATGGGGTAGACTTCAGAAAACAGTTGATCCTGATTCTGGACGTACTATCAAAATCCCTGCTGGTTGGAGACAATTGGTTAGAGATGGTCATTACATGGAACACAATGGTAACTTAAGCCTTTCTGATATTCAAGAGTTCTTGAATAACATCTTTATTACTCGTAAAGGTTTTAAAGATCGTGAAATTAAGATTGCTACTGGTGAAGGCGGAATTGACTTCTTGAGTCGTTTGATCTTTACTGAATTTAGTTCTATCGTTACTATTGATACTTTGCTTGCTGCTAAACGTAATGATCCTATGGGAGTTCATGAAAATGAACTTGAATATGGTGGTCAGTTTACCAAGTTCAAAGGTAACAACGGTACAACTATTACTCTTGTTTATGATCCAATGAAAGACAACCGTCAGTTGTTCCCTGAATTGGCTCCGGGTGCTAACCGTACTTTGGAATCTTATTCTATGGACATTTTTGACTTCGGTGTTACGGATCAAACTCCGGGTAATGCAGGTATGAAAAACAACATTTGTATGGTTATGCAAGATGGTGTTGAAGAGTTCTATACTGTATCCAATGTTTATAACTTTGAAACTGGTGCTGAAGTATCTGGTGGAAATGTTTATGGTAATGGTAAGGAACTTGGTGTTTATCGCGCCTCAGGAAGCTTGAATGTATGGGATACTTCTCGCATCGGAAGAATCGAATTTAATCCTGCCGCATAATTAAATTAAAAAACTAAAATAGTAAGGATAGATTGAGTTCTGTCCTTACTATTTCTATTTAAAGAAATAAAGTTTACATGAAAAGTACAACTATACTATTTGTTAGCCCTGTTGAAAGAGTGGCTAGCCAAGGAAGAGATCGTCAGATTTACTCTTTTATTGACCCAAAGACACAACAATTAATTCAGACCAGAGCGATGAAAAAAACTCGTGAAACTGGTACTGAAGCAGTTTACGCATTTCAACCTTCTTATTCACAGAATAAGTATTTAACTGGTTTAGATGAGCGTATAAAAAATCCTTTTCAAGATGGTGATGTTAATTCATTAATGAATGAATATAATCTTCCAATTGAATGGCGACCAGAATTAGAAAAGATTATAACATATTCCGAAATTACTAAGCAGTCTTATTATGAAATTTTGCATAATCAAGTTCCGGGATTTTATACATCTGCTTTTAATCCTGTTAATTCTATTTTTAAATCTTTAGGTAAATCTAAGGCAGACATTAAGGATACTACCTTTATTGATAGGTTTAGTATTACTTTATATGATGGTGCTAATAGATTTACTGATGAAACACCAAGAGGTGCAATGGCAATTCAATTGATTAGGAATCATCCTAAGATTGCACTAAGTAAAAAAGATGTTAATCCTGTAGTACATCAGTATTACATTTCTGAAGAAAATGAAGCAGAAATGGAGAAAATGAGAAAACAGGATATTATTGATGATGCTGGTAATGTTAAATATGAATTGCTTAGAAAATCTACTGCTTATAAAGCATATCAAGTAGCAACATTGTGTACTACTGTAGACCATAAGCCTATTGTTAAAGGTAAGACCACAATAGATCAAGTTAAGATTGCTCTTAATAATTATATTGGTGATGGTAGAGATCAGATGAAAAACATTGATAGATTCATGGAAATATCTGATTTACTTAAATCTCCAGAAACAAAAGCATTATTTGAATGTAAGTATTTAGTTGGTCAAGGTTTAGCGTTTGGCGTATTAGGTATCAGAGATGGTAACTTATACTGGTATAGCAAATCTGACAATCACACTAAATATAAATGGTCATCTGAACAAGCATTTATTAGTTTCTTGGTTACAGAATACAACACTTATAATTCTGAAGAAAACGTTCAAAACTTTTATGAAGATCTTGTTAAAGAGGTTTCTAATAAAGGTGCTTGGATTGAATAATTAAACTATGGTTATTTCCAGAATGCACTATGAAATTAAGGTTGGTTATAACAAACTTAATTCAAACCACAAGCCGGATTTATTACCGGCACAAATTGACGATGTTATTAATAAAGCATCGGACGATTATGTTGAAATATTTTACTCTGGAAATAATATGAAAGAATATCGACTTGGGTTTGAGGTAACTCAGCAAAGAGTTGATATGCTTTCTACATTAGTCGTTCCAGAAAAATCAATATCTCCTACGTTAGTTAGAACTAATGTATATAAAGCCTCTACAACTTTAACTCCTTCTTATAGACACTTTTTAAGAGGTTGGGTTATTGCCACTGGTTGTCCTCAACAAATTCCAATTACAATAGTAAGACATAATGACTTGGATAAAATGTTACTTGATAGTAATCAAAAACCAAGTTTAAAATGGAAAAGATGTTTAGGAACATTTAAACAAGATGGTTTATATTTATATACTGATTATATTATAACTTCTGTAGTTATTGAATATTTATCTAATCCTGTAAAAGTTTATTCTGGAGGATATGATTCTTTAGAATATTTACAAGGAGATTTAACAGCCCCTAATACGGGCGATCCAATAGTAAACTCTGATTTACCTGAACAGCATCACTATATATTAGTTGATATGGCTATTCAGCATTTAGCAAGAGTACTAGAGGATGGGCAAAAACTTAACCTTCAAAAAGAAGGTCTATTATCTAAAATATAATTATGATTAAAAAATCTAACAAACTTCCTATGGAAGTAATCTTGGTTGCTACAGGCGACCAAGCACTTGCTGTAGGATCATTTCAAACAGCAGGTAATTCTGTAAATATTGCTAATGGAGCATTGGGTGTAATGTCTTATGATCCTAACAGTGCTGTTCAACCAATTGGTGATTACCTTTTAGCAGGTGATGATTCCAATGAAGTACAAGCAATTAGAATTGTACAAGGTACTCCTGCTTCAGCTAACACATTAAACGCTGACATTTGGGAAGTTGGTGATAAATCTCACATTGAGACAGGCACCATTCGCAAAAATCAAATCAAAAGTGTTGCTGTTAAAAAATGGGTTCCCGGTACTTTAGGTGCTGCTGCTGTAACCAACTTTCCTACTCCTGCAAATGATGTAGAGTATTTGATGTACTTAAAACTTGATTCCACTAGATTGGATAAAGAGTATAGTACAATGAATGATGCTATCGTTTATGGCAGTTCTCCTGCTATTAACTATACTACTGCTGGTGTTACCAACGCTTTGGACTATGTATTATCTAACGTTCTTTCTGATTTAAATAGTCAATCTAGAGCCGTTACTAATAATGGTTTAAGAGGTAAGCAAGATTATGTAGTATTTGGTGTTAAAGTTGGTGGTGGTGCTGGTCAAGTAATTGGCACAGTTACTCCCACTACTGTTCTTACGTTCCAAACCATTAATGGTGTTGCTCAAACGATCACAAGTTCTGTACCAATGGTTTCTGCTTTAGCAAGACTTGTACAAGACAATGCTGCACTTACAGCAACTTCTACTATTGAGAATGTTAATTTGAGTACGGCTGGTGCTACTGCTAAAATTGATGCTCTTATTATTGTTGGTTTACCAAGTAGAACTGCTGCTGTTTATGATAATGTAAGTCAGACTTACACTAAAGTTCTTCCTAATCCCGCTAAAGGATTTATTGCTGGGGTTGATCCAACAGTAACAATTGCTAATCCTGTTGAGCCACAGAATACTGGTGCTAAATGGGTGATTGAGGATGACAATAGAGCAAGATTGTCTACACATACTATGCAAGCACAACCTCATGGTGACTGGTTTGCACTTGGTAAAAGTTATGTAAATCCTGCTAAGAACTATACTTCTTATATCATCGAATACTTTGATACTGAATATACTCTTACTAATCCTATCGTAACTAGTCCTAAAAAAGCCACATTGTTGTTCCCTGCTGAAATTCTTTCGAGTTTCACTGTGAATGTAAACAACGTTATTACTAGAATTGCTGCAAGTAACACTCCTGTTCCTGTATCTACTTCTAATGATGCTGGTACTGGTACTGCTTCTGCTGTAACGGTTGCTTCTGTTGAAGCCATTCTTTCTGCATGGTTAGAACATGCGAGAACTACTGGAACTAACTTCCAAGTTCTTGGTGATGCTGTTGCAGGTGGTACTTATTTGTCTTAATTTATAAAAAACATTTCATATTCCAGACATAGGTTAATTCCTGTGTCTGGAATTTTTAATTTACACAAATGGCAAAAAAATTAATAATTCCCGATAATATTGGGAAATCAAAAGTTACAAGTCAGTTTGGCCCTAATGTTGTTGCTGGTGGTTCAGGATCTAATGAGGGGACAGATGTAATGGAATTGATCCAAGAATGGATTGATGCTGGTGATTTGGATACTGGTGGAGGTGGTTCTCCGGGTTCTGGTAACTTATCATTAGGTACTGTTGGTGCTAATACTGTTGGTGTCAATATTGATACTGGTACTGATGTAACATTACCTGCTGCAACAAGTTCTACGGCAGGTGTTTTAACATCTACAGATAAGGTTAAATTAGATAATCTTGCAAATTATACTCACCCTAATCATACAGGTGAAGTAACTTCTACTGGTGATGGTGCAACTGTTATTGCTAATAATGCTGTAACAAATGCTAAGTTAGCAGATATGGCAGCAAATACCATCAAGGTTAGAAATAATGTTGCTGCTGGTGATCCTGTTGATATGGCTCTTGCAGCATCTCAACTTGTAGGTATGGGATCAACAGGTAATATTGCTCCTATTGTTTTAGGTACTAATCTTTCTATGAGTGGTGCTACACTTAATGCAACTGGTGGTGGTTCTTATACAAATGAAGAGGCTCAAGATGCTGTTGGAGCAATGATTGATGCCACCTTGGTATATGTTGATGCTACACCTCTTTTAACAAGAGCAGCATTAACAGGTCATGTAACTGCTGCACAAGGTAGTA